TCGTCTCATCGGATTCCAAGGCAGAGCATTCGGTAAGTCGCAACCGAAGTACATCACGATTATGTTAGACGAGGATGCGCCAAAGATATATGGACTGAACCATATCGACTGGAGTAAACCAGTGATCATCGTAGAAGGTCCGATTGACTCCATGTTTCTCGACAATGCTATTGCCATGGCAGGTGCAGATGTCGCACGACTTGACGCGGATATGATTTTCTGCTATGATAACGAACCTCGTTCGCGAGAGATCGTCCGTAGAATGGAGAAGTCCATCGAGGAAGGAAACGAGATAGTTATCTTCCCAAATGGAATCAAAGAAAAAGACATTAATGACATGATTATGGGTGGTATGGACGCTATGGAAATCCAAGCGATTATAAGTAATAACACCTTTAAAGGATTGTCAGCAAAAGCAAAACTGAGTGAATGGAAAAAAATTTAAATAATAGGAAAATATATGTCAAAAAAACAGCATCTTGGGATCAAGATTGATCTGTCTAAAGATGAAGTCCTGTCTGATCAGGCACTCAAACTCTTAGTTGATTACTACTGTCGTGAAGATGAACCATCACCACAATACGCATTTGCAAGGGCGGCAGTAGCATACTCGTATGGCGACTTGGAGTTAGCACAGCGTATCTACAATGCAGTAGCAAATGGATGGTTTATGTATGCATCACCTGTCTTATCTAATGCACCATTGAAGGATGAAAAGGTCAAAGCATTGCCCATTTCGTGCTTCCTAACCTATGTGCCAGATTCGTTGGAAGGACTAATCGAACACAGCGCAGAACTCCGTTGGTTGTCTGTGAAAGGTGGTGGTGTCGGTGGACATTGGAGCGACATTCGTGCAGTCTCAGACAAAGCACCCGGACCGATGCCGTTTCTTCACACTGTCGATGCAGACATGACTGCTTACCGTCAAGGTCGTACTCGTAAAGGTTCGTATGCCGCATATATTGACATTGACCATCCAGATGTGGTAGAGTTTGTAAATATGAGAGTGCCAACTGGCGATGTCAACCGCAAGTGTTTGAACCTACACCACGCGATCAACATCAGTGATGCATTCATGGAAGCAGTCAAAAACGACGAGGATTGGAATCTACTCGATCCAAATGATCGCTCATTTCGTGACACAATGAGAGCACGAACACTGTGGGAGTTGTTGCTTGAGACTCGCTATCGTACTGGCGAACCGTATCTCAACTTTATTGATACTGCTAACAAAGCAATGCCAGAAACACAGAAAAAGTTAGGTTTGAAGATTCGTGGATCAAACCTATGTAATGAGATTCACCTTGCAACGAACGACGAGCGTAGCGCAGTATGTTGCCTCTCAAGCGTGAATCTGGAGAAGTATGATGAATGGAAAGACACTACACTTATTGCTGATCTTGTCCAGTTTCTTGATAACGTCTTGCAGTTCTTCATTGACCACGCAGGGGACGAGATCAGTCGTGCAAGGTACAGCGCAAGTAGGGAAAGGAGTTTGGGTCTCGGTGCAATGGGATTCCACAGTTATCTCCAAAAACACAGAGTAGCATTTGAATCGGAGGAAGCACGAAAAGTCAATGATGCGATCTTCAAAGACATCCAAGACAAAGCAGTTGCAGAGTCTTTACGTCTTGGAAAAGAAAAGGGCGAATGCCCAGACATGGAAGGCACTGGTCGTCGCAACGCACATTTGCTTGCTATTGCTCCTAATGCTAACTCAAGTCTCATAGGTGGAACTTCCCCAAGTATCGAACCGTGGAAAGCAAATGCATTCACCTCGCGTACACGCGCAGGTTCACATCTCTCAAAGAATAAGTATTTGGAAGAAGAATTAGAGAAGATCGGAAAGAACACAGAACAAGTGTGGTCTTCTATTATCACCAATGGTGGTTCAGTACAGCATCTTGATTTCCTTGACAATCATCTCAAGGATGTATTCAAGACTGCAATCGAACTGAATCAAGATTGGGTCGTCTACCTCGCAGGATCACGCCAACAGTATCTCTGTCAAGGGCAGAGTCTGAATGTGTTTTTCCCTGCGGGAGCAACTAAAGGATACTTACACACAGTTCATTATAATGCATGGAAGTATGGTTGTAAGGGAATGTACTATCTACGTACAGAAACTTCTAACCGTGCTGAAAACGTGGCACAAAAAGTGGAGAGAGACCGTTTGGTTGAATTCTCCGATACACAAAAACAATCAGAAGAAGAATGCGTAGCATGTCAGGGGTAGAAATGGAAGTAACTGTTTATTCAAAGTCGGGTTGTCCTTTTTGCGTTAAAGCAAAGGATTGGTTAACTGGACATGGATTTACCTTCACAGAGAATGTGTTGGATGACGAAGAACAGCGTATGGGATTTTATCAAAAGATTAATGGTAATAAAGAAGAGATTACTCGCGGAACAGAACAGCGTCGAGTCAACTCAATGCCACAAATCTTTATCGATGATAAGCGTATTGGTGGATACGACGACTTGATGGCACGAGCAGATGATCTGCTAAAGAAGAAGTCTGGTGGATTGACAAAGTTCTCACAGACATACAAACCATTCCACTATCCTTGGGCAGTTGAGATTACAACTCGCCACGAGAAGGCACATTGGATCGAAGACGAGATTGATTTGTCTGAAGACGTGACTGATTGGAAAGGTGGTAAATTATCCGCAGTAGAGAAAGAATATATCACCAACATTCTGCGTCTGTTCACACAGTCTGATGTGGCAGTGGGGCAGAACTATTACGATCAGTTCATCCCTAAGTTCAAGAACAACGAAGTCCGTAATATGCTTGGTTCGTTTGCTGCTCGCGAAGGTATCCATCAACGTGCATATGCGTTGCTGAACGAGACACTTGGACTACCAGAGTCAGAGTATCACAAGTTTCTTGAGTACACAGAGATGGTGGACAAAATTGAATTTATCATGCAAGCAGACCCAACAACGGTTCGAGGATTGGGGCATTGCCTTGCCAAGTCTGTATTCAACGAAGGCGTTGCTTTGTTTTCATCGTTCGTAATGCTGTTGAACTTCCAACGTTTCGGTAAGATGAAAGGCATGGGTAAGGTTGTCGAGTGGTCTATCCGCGATGAGTCAATGCATGTAGAAGGCAACTCAAAACTGTTTCGTTCATTCTGTAAGGAGCATCCGCGTATCGTCGATAATGACTTCAAGCGTGAGATTTATCTGATGGCAGAGAAAGCAGTCGAGTTGGAAGATAAGTTCATCGACTTGGCATACGAGATGGGTGACATTGAAGGACTCAGCAAGGAAGAAGTCAAGCAGTACATTCGGTATATCACTGATCGTCGTCTGCTTCAACTTGGACTGAAGTCTACGTTCCATGTGCGTGAGAATCCTTTGCCGTGGTTAGAATGGGTATTGAATGGTGCGGATCACACCAACTTCTTTGAGAATCGTGTAACAGAGTATGAAGTAGCAGGTTTGACAGGTAGTTGGGATGATGCTTATGCTGCATGAAGTTAAATATAGAGTTAAATGAGAGCGATCTCAAAAAACTGTACAAACTATATACTATCATAGAACCGTACTTACAAGGAAAAAATATGCCAGAATCAATCTACGAACTCAACTGTGAACATTGCGGTAATGAGTGGGAGTTGACCTACATAGAAGAGGATGACTCAGATGAACCACTATACTGTCCGTTCTGCGGATGTGACGTAGACTTGTCAGATGTGGAGGAAGAGTCATTTGATGATGACTTAGACTTTGACATTGACGAGTTGGATTTTGAAAAAGATTGATTACGATAATCCTTGGATTTATAATGGCGAACCCTTCACCTCTGATGACATCGGAGACAGTGTTGGGTTCGTCTATTTACTTACAGACCCAAACGGTAAGAAATACGTTGGCAAAAAATTATTCGTATCTAAGCGAAGGTTACCGCCACTGAAAGGAAAGACTCGCAGACGCACTAAGATAAGCGAGTCTGATTGGAAAACTTATTATGGATCAAGTGAAGAAGTGCAGTCATTGGTTGAGTCCAATATACCCTTCAAGAGAGAGATACTCCACTTATGTAAAACTAAGGGTGAGTTATCTTATATGGAACTCAAAGAGCAAGTCGAACGAGAAGTTCTATTGCGCTCAGATTACTTTAATGGTATAATACAATGCAAGATACATGCATCTCATGTGAGGAATCTAAAAGAAGATGATGAAAATTAGTGAATTTGAACACGTTAAAAAGTACAAATTTCTTGGCACAGATGAAAACACTAACGATGTCCGACTCCGCGAGTTAGATGATCTGGCAAAGTATTTGCCTAATTGGGGATTGAATGTTGAGTTGGGTGTTTACAACGGTGTAACGATTGGTTGTCTTGCAACTGCCAGACCAGACTTGGAGTTCCATGGGTTTGATTCCTTTGAGGGATTACCAGAAGATTGGGACATGGGACAGAAGGGTGTTAAGAAAGAGGCATTTGATCGCAAAGGAGAACTGCCAGATGTACCAGACAATGTTAAGTTATATAAAGGATGGTTTAACGAAACCCTCGGTGATTTCCTCAGTGATGCATCTTCTCCCATTTCTTTTCTTCATGTGGACTGTGACATTTATAGTAGCACTGATTACGCACTGAATCTAATGAATGATCACATCATGCGTGGAACAATCATTCGTTTCGATGAGTTGGCATGTTGGCGACATGTGTTCGGTGAAGCATCTCCAAGCGGAAAAGCAAACCGTGTGCTCTATACCACATGGAAAGAACATGAATGGAAAGCACTCAACGAATGGTTAGAGAAGTATGATCGCAAGGTTGTGCCTATCTCACGCAACTGGTTCCAAGGAGCAACAGTAGTAGTAACGCAATGATTGTATCGTATAAGCACAAGTTCGTATTCGTCAAGACCAAGAAGACCGCAGGTTCCACACTTGAGAAACTGATGTTTCCTTACTTGGGAACGAAGGATGTTTGCACTGGTTCGCCTCGCGACGACACACCTCGTATCAATACATCATCAACAGATGGACATGCGTCTTGGGCAAAGATTCAAGCATCTTACCCATCAGAGTTTCGCGATTACTTCAAGTTCAGTATCGAACGCAATCCGTGGGACAAGGTAGTGAGTTCGTACTATTGGCATCAAGAAATTAAACCTGCTCGATTCGGTGGCATGGACTTTGAGACTTATGTGATGACTTGTGATTTGCTACCAATCGATTGGATGAACTATACTGATCGACACAATGTTCGTCGCGTGACAATGCTTTACAAGTATGAAGAAATGGAAGAGATGTATGAGGATTTGAATCAGAGATTTAAACTTGACATCAAGGATTGGGGCAACACCAAACTTAAAGGCGACATTCGCAAGGAACGCAACTATCGAAAACTACATACTAATGCTACCATTGAGCGAGTAGCAGAGTTGTTTGCAAATGAGATTAAAGCATTAGGATACACTTATGAGTGAGACGATTGAACTATTTGTAGGGTGTGCACCAAATGGCGAGGATGCCGAATCACAAATGGTGCTTGAGTACACAGCAAGGAAACATTCTTCCCTACCGATTAACATTCACTGGATGAAGCACAGCACTGATCCCAAGTCATATTGGTATGGTTGGAAGTCTGAGACTTGGGCAACCCCTTTTTCTGGATTCCGTTGGGGCATTCCAGAGTTCTGTGGATTTAAAGGTCAAGCAATCTACATGGATAGTGACATGATTATCCTACATGACCTCGCAGAACTTTGGAACGAACCTTGGAATGAGTCTGCGATTATTATGGGTAAAGGTGGATCGCGTTTCTGTGTATCGAAGTGGAACTGTTCACGCGCAAAGAATGTGATTCCTTCTGTAGATCAGATTCGCAACACACCATACGCACATCAACAGTTAGCACATGGACTACCACAGCATCCGCATCTTGAGCAAGTGTTTGATCGTCAGTGGAATAACTTTGATGGTGAGGACGATGAACTTGACAAAATCAAGATTCTGCACTATACTGACATGAGTACACAAATGCATGCTAAGTATGCCGTTCCTCGTCTAGAAGCAAAGGGACGGAAGCATTGGTTTGATGGTGAGTTCCGTGAGCATCGTCGTCAAGATGTACAAGACTTATTTGATAGAGTGTATGCCGAAGCATTGGACGCAGGGTATCTTCCACAACAGTATGAGTCAAAGCAATGGATTCCATATCAAAAGGAATCGCAAAAAGGTTATCGCGCATCGAACGGTTTCGATGTGACAAGAGGTGAATAATGCAAGATCGTCGTTATGGTGAAGTTCCTGTTGGAGCAGTGTTCTTTGCAGCATGTGATGCCAACTATTTCAAGAAGTTTGCTCCTGCCTTTATTGGCAGTATTGGTGAACACAGTAGTACCAACATACACATTCATGTTATCAATCCAGATGACGAAGTGTTTGCTCTGGCATGCTATCTCAACTCTCGTGTATCACAGCATGTTACATACACATTTCAAGACTCTGATTTATCAAATTATACCGAAGAACAGAAGCGAGCACTTTATGCATCTCTGAGATTTTTGGTAGCACCATTCTTACTGAGTCATGCAGATCAGTTGATGATCCTTGACATTGACTGCTTGATAATGAAGAACTTTGATTTTGGTGCAAATCCTGTCGGATACTTTCCTCGCGAACCCCTGCCCGGAACTGTGGGTTGGGAAGCAGAAGGAACCAAGTGTGCGGCAGGGTGTGTCTTTCTTGATAAGTCTGCACTTCACATTGCAAATGCAATCTCAGAAACATTAGGTGGATTAGAACTCAAATGGTTCAATGATCAGATTGCACTCAATCATGTGATGAATCAAGTGCCACAAGAATTTGTGAGAAAGTTTGATAGTGACTTCATGGATTGGGAGTTCAAGGATGGTACTGCTATCTGGACAGGTAAAGGACCACGCAAGTACGAGAATGTTCGTTATGTAGAAATGCAGAATAAGTATGCTGATTCTATAATGAACTATGATAATGAGACTTACATTGACAAAGTGATTTTAGCACCGCGTCTTGACATTCCATTCAAGCAGTTTGATGTTGTTCGTGCCCAATCTGTAAATGAACCTATCCGTAGGCACTGGGCAAACTTTATTCGTCAAAAGGTTGATGATGGATATTACAAAGTATCATCGCCTCGTTGGATGTTCAATGCAAAGATTGAGAAGTATTTTCCAAATGCTCAGATTCTCGTTCCACATGTAGAGCAACACAACTGGGGCGGTGGGCATCGTACATACTTCTACATGCAGACTGTGTTCCCATGGTTGTTCACAGTTGATCCACTAGGATGGGCAGGTGGTGCTCAGTACATCGCATCCTTTGATTCGGAAGCAGAGTATGATTCTACAACATTCAATCTAATGAAAGAGCGTTTGGGTGAAGGTAAGTTTGGACATCTGCAATCCGATAACACTCCGTGGAATAAGATCAATGATGAGTACATTATCGTACCTCTACAGTTACCTCACGACGAGACGATCAAGTATCACTCTGATTTCAGTGTAGAGGAGTTTGTTACTGCACTGTGTGAGATGGCAGTAGATAATCCAGACATGCCACAGTTGGTGTTCAAAGGGCATCCAGTGAATCTGAAGTCGATGCAACCACTCAAAGAGATCATCGAAGGTTACAAGCAACTGTATGTGGCAGATGCCAACTTCAATGAACTGGTACGAAAGGCACAAGCAATGTTTGTACTAAACGGTGGCAGTGGACAAGAGGCAATGCTACACGAGATTCCAGTAGCATGCTTTGGGCGATGCGATTATGCCCCTGCTGTCATTAACGGAGACATCAAGAATCCTTATGGTGCGTGGGAAGCAATCCAGAATGATAACTGGTTCAAGCGACTTGCAATGTATAAGCGTTGGTATGATTGGTATGTGAATCAAATTTGTTTGGATACTAAAGTATAATACATTTATTGCGGCGCAATATAAAATACTAAATAAGAGCGTAACCAAAAGTTACGCTTTTTTTATTCTCACAAGGAAAAAATATGAAATTTATCAGAAATATTTACAAGGCGATTGTTCATGCTCGTAGATTACAAGCGGCATTCACAGTGGCACAGCAGTTAAAAGATACAAACAAAGACTTTCAGCATATCGCACTTGGTGACCTTGTTAACCGCATTATGGACGAAAAGACCCCAACACATATCGATGGAAGTAAAGCATAAATGATCCCACTATTCATCGTTTTACTGATGGCATTTGAGACTACTTTTATGGACGCACAAGCAAAGTACAGATCAGTACTTGACGCAGAGACTCATAGAAGATATGGAGAACACGTTTCTATGTACAGACGAAGAGTATGAACTTCATAAATAAAGGATGAAATTCAAATCCGTCTTCATCTCAGATGTTCATTTAGGCACGAAGTCGTGTAAGGCAAAACGTCTACACGACTTTTTGTCGTCTATGGAAGCAGAAAATCTTTACCTCGTCGGTGACATCATTGATGGGTGGGCATTGAAGCGTGAGCACTACTGGACGAAAGGACAGACTGAGTTGCTACGAAAGTTTTTGAAATTATCGGAGAAAATGAATGTCTACTTCTTACCGGGCAACCACGACGAGTTCGTCAGACCCTTCTTCAAGTTCGACTTCCAAGTCGGAGATATACAAGTTCTCGACTCGGTGGATTATGATGCTATTGATGGTCGTCGGATATACGTCTGTCATGGTGATCGCTTTGATCTAACGATGAAGATACCTCGTCAAGTGATCAATCTGTTTGCTCACATCTCGGACGGTAGTCTCACAGATAAGATGTACAAGTGGTTGGGAACAGAGAAGGTCATCGAAAAGTTCATCGCTGCTCGTGGGTACGATTCTACTATCACAGGACACACACATGATCCTATGATCAAAGATCGCTACATGAACTGTGGTGATTGGGTCACTAACTGCACAGCACTCGTAGAACACATGGATGGCACATGGGAAATCGTAAAGCACCAAAAGAACCAATCAGTGGAATAATTCTAATCCACGTTCCTCATGCAATGGCACTCTATGCCATTGTTTTGTTTACTATCGAAGCACTCAAATAGATTGTAAAATACAATCAAAAAACCCTTGACTCAATCCTTAGACTCTGTATAATAGGTACTGTAGTCCTTAGAGGTATTAGATATGATTATTCCAGTTTATAAGTTTGAAGCACACTTCACCAAAGGTATGATGAAGGGTATGGTTATGAAACAAGAAATGACATTCACAGGCGAAGCAGAAGCATTCGATTGGGCATGTCGTGTGAATGATAACCATCGCATCGGTTACTGTGACTATTGGGTAAGTAACCTAGAACCAAACGGTTTCAAGGAGATTGAAGATGTCCGAGTTTAATCAGATGGTTGATGTAACCAATAAGTTGTTTTATTATCTCGACACTTTTGAGATTAACAGTGGTCGTGAGACTGCTCGTCAGATTATTCTTGACACATTAAGAAAAGATGCGATTGAGAATAAGATGCGTCAACTACGTGCTCAGAATGTCTATGAGCAAGGTGCAAAAGAGTATTATGCTAAATACGGTACTTCTGGCGAATTCTAATACTGCAAAGTGGATTGCGTCCGTACTCTTTTTACTTGCGGCAATCTTACTTTCATCGAATAATGAAGTGAGTAAGTATGGTATGATACTGTTCTTGATTGGACACATCATGCTGACTTTCGTATTCTATAAACATAAAGATAACCCCATGATTTTCCAGAACGGGGTTTTCATCATCGTAGATGTCTACGGTGTGTATAACTGGTGGTTCTAATGGGTGAGATGAATGTGAGCAACGACATACACGAAAAGTTTGAAGGTTCTACTATGTCCAAGGCAGGTCGCTTGGCAATGGAACTCGCCCAAGAAAAAAAACGTCTGTCTCAAGAACTCGCAGAACTCCAAGCAGAAGCAGAGGACTTGCGTCCTACCACTCCTACTGGCACATCAGACTACTATGCAAAATGGGTTGCAACATTCTTGGCAGTCATTGGCATCTTCCTAATCCAAGCAGATGTAGATTTCGCAGGTAAGGTTTGCTATCTACTATCCTCGATTGGATGGGTTTATGTTGGTTCTGTGTGGAACGACAGAGCAATTCTGTTGGGTAGTGCTATCACTGCAACTGCCACTGCTATGAACCTTATGAAGTATCTTGTCTAAGTCCTTGATTTTTAAGCGCATAAAAATGTGAAAAAATACAAAAAAAAGCGCATAAAAGTGTTGACTCCTATCCCCATTGTGTTATTCTATACATGTTGATTGAGAAGAGAGAGTGATTATGAATTTGAACGATATGATGAAACTTGCAGAGCGCGGACATGAGTTCATTGCTTACATGAATGACTTCTACAGTTTAGAACATGACGGTATCTACGGTGAAGAATTTCAGTTTGATCATGAAGAAATCGTTGAGGGTATCAACGAATACTTGAAGAGCGAACAAGTACGAAAAGACATCATGAAGTACGGTGCTGATACTGTTGACCGTGAAGCAGTTCGTGACATTATTTTGACAATGCGAGGAGAGGCATAATGACTTTATTGCAATACATTGAATCTTTGAATGCTGAAGCACAGAAGTGGATGGATGAAAATCCGGGTTCTTGGTCATCAATGTGGACTCTTGATCTGACCCATTGGGCAGAGATGGGGGTCTACACTGCGGCAGATTTCATCCGTCACAATCTGATCAATGGTATCAGTGATGCGTCTAAGGACTTGTACGGTTGCCGTATGCGTCTTGAGTGGGACAACTACTCTATTGAGGAGTTGCAAGATACATACGACAATATTTGTCGTCAACTCAACGAGCAGTTTGAGATGGAGCAGGAGTGGGAACGTGAGCAAGAGGAAGAAAAGCGGATTGCTGCTCAGGGTCTTCAACCTGACTGTGAACCTCTCCCATACGAAGAATATGCTTATTTGGAGACTGTATAATGAGAGTTGATAATCAAGAGATTCTGAACACGCTGAAAGATGCGGTTCAGTTTTTGGAT